GAACCGCGTTCTTTTCCCCCTGATAATCGTTTGAATATTAATTCAGCGACTGCTCAAATGATTGCAGATCACATCAAGGGCATCGGGCTTAAAACTGCCCGTGAGATTAAAGATCTCCAGATGTCGTTGTCGGGTGAAAGATTTAATAATCTTGAGCAGTTAAGACAGATCAAAAGGGTTGATTGGGATTCGGTTCTTTCGGCTGATTTAATTCGCGTCTAAACCATCTCCTCTCTAATCCCCCTGGGAAACCAGGGGTTTTTTAGTTTTAGAATAAAAAGAAAAAGATAATGGCCGGTTTAATTCCAATTGGTAGTATTGCTGATCCTTCAAAAGATCCACTCCCTAGTACCGGGGCTCACCTGGATCCCAGAGTGATCCCTAGATTTGGCTCAAGAGCAGGTAAAAAGATCAATCCAGAAGAGGCAAGAAGTCTTCTTCAGAATGTCTTAGTTGGACCCAACCAAACACCTTTGGTCCAACAAACAAAAGATGGTTGGAAGTGGAATTTTCCTGTAACTAGTAAGTATGGTCCGCGTGTTGCGCCAACTGCTGGAGCAAGTACTTTCCACGAAGGTATCGACCTGGCTATTCCGACCGGCACTCAACTTGCATATAAAGGTTACGGTTCTTTTAAGCCAGAGCAGGGATATGGTGTTTTGAGTACCACAGATGCTCAAGGCAATCCTTACGACATTCAGCTTCTGCATACCGCTCCTGCAAAGGCTGCCAGCATTGGCACACCCCCCACTCCGGCTACTGTCAATACAAGTGACGCAGATAAAAGTAGGACGGAAGATATTCTGAAAGCGTTTCTGTATGGTGCTCAATCTAAAGAAACCAAAAAAGAAAAAACTCTTCAAGACGAATTGAAAGAACAACTTCTCGGTAGTGTTCTTTCACAAGCCTTAAATCCCCCTTCTTTTTTGTCTTCCTATAACGCCACGGATCCTTATATGGCAGGCTTCAATACAGGCTCAAAAGATTTCTTTGCAGGACTTTTGGGTTGATTACTTGCTTTTATAATTAAACGATAAGGAGACTCAGAAGTGCATTTAAGCGACTTCGATAAGAGTAGAGTCCGGTATCATCTGGGCTATTTCACGGTTTCGGTGCCAGCGGGTGATTACGCTCGTCTGGAAGAAGCCATGAATACGGTTCCTGATTCTTTCTTCTACGACAAAATCACAATCCAACTTGGTCGTTGTGATACCGCAGAAAAGAAAACGGAAGTCGCCACCTCTCCTTCTACTCGCCTGGAAAGCATCGCGGGTGACGTTGATCGTACGATTCGCTCCAGCAACGCCAAAGAAGCGTTAAAAGTTTGGGACGAAATTTACCTTTACGAAACCAATCGATTGGCTGGGATTCTTTACGTTCCCAACTACAAAGATCCTTTTCAAGCCAGATATCGTTACGAGCGTTCTGGCGCTGAGTTTATCCAAGCATTACCAGGGCCAGCGGATACCGCCGTGGGTTCTCGCATCTACTTAAATGAACTTTGGAGGTAGGCAATGAATCGACAGAATGTTGGGCGTACTGTTGACGCCGACAAAATTAAGAGAGTTGCGGAACAAAAGAAAGTTTTGCAAGCACTTCAGGGCGGCCAGGGAATCCAAGCTTATTCTGCTAATCCTCTTGTTGCGGGTGTCGAAAGGCTCGGTAATATCTTTGCTGGCACTCGACAACCTACGGTGTATGCCTCCAAGCTTGGTGGGCGCGAGGTTCTTCAAGCTGCTGGCGGATGGAATCCTGCTTCGCAACCAGCCAACATCAATGTCGGTGGACGCACTTGGGATTTAGCCAGAAGCGGAAATGAAGCTGTTTATCTTCCCCGTTCAGAAGGTACGCTGGCAGCCGCAACCGAATCGGCCCCTCCTGGAAGTCGCGGCACTGATACTCGTACAATTGTCGAAGAGCGTAATTACCAAGCCGAAAAAGCGAGAGCGGCTCAGTTGGCCGAACAAGATCAGTTAGCAAAAAAATATCGTGTTGCTGATTTAACAAAAGCATATAACGCTGCTAAAGGCGAAGAGAAAGAAAAGCTTGGTCTTGAGATCTGGGCAACAACGAACCCGCAACTGGCTGCAAAACTCAAGCCGGGCCAGCTTGGCTATACCGAAACTGTTAGTGCGTTCCAGTCGCAAAGCCCACTGGGTGCGATTGCCAAAGCTGCCGGAGACATGCAGTTCGCAGATAAGTTGGGTGAAACTTCCTTTGCTTCCAGTATTCCTGCAATTAACGCTTTTGAATTGAAGACTCCTCTTACTGGAGTTTCTTTTACACCTCCTTCTCAAATTGGTGTTACCGAAGCGTTTAACGCAGCTACTCCACTACCTGGAACTATGGAGGCGTTCACTGATCCGTTGAAGTTATTCAAACCCGATCTTACGCAAACGCAGCAAGCACTACTAAAACAGGCGTTCAACCAAGCCTTAAAATAAGCGTTTGGTAAACTAAATATCTGGCCTCTTATAAATAAAGTGTAAGCCCAGCCAGCTGAACACGAATCTTTGTATTCATGGGAGTCAGCGTAGTTGCTTTAATCTAATGATTCTTTGTCCTAATTTCGTCAAACGCTTGAGTACCACTTTAAGTTTGGTTGTTTCCCTTCAAACTGTTTTTACTCCCGGTCTCAAGGCAGAGTCAAATTGGGTAGGAGAATAAAGGAGTTAAAAGTATGTCCCTAAATGATGCCGCCAGTATTGTCGCAAGGAAGCTGAGAGCGCAAGGCTTTACTCCTGCGCAAACGGCTGGCATCCTTGGGAACTTCAAACAAGAGTCTGGCTTCAATCCTCGTGTAAACGAGGGTGGCTTTGTGGGTGCCCCCAGGGGTCAAGGCGGCTTTGGCCTTGCTCAGTGGACAGGTGGCAGGCAGAGTGCTCTTGTGAACTTTGCAAAGAAACGAGGGGCGGATCCAGGTGATCCGAATTTACAAGCGGACTTTCTTTTATACGAATTGGCTGGACCAGAGAAGGCTGCAGCAGCCTCTTTGCGTCAAGCACAATCTCCAGAGCAAGCCGCCTTGGTTTTTCGAAGAGATTTTGAACGAGCTGGCATCCCTAAAGATGAAGTTCGCATGAAGGCTGCACGTCAGTTACTGCCTGCGGTTGATGCTCTTGGCACACCCCAAACCGCTACCGGTCCAGCACCCACGGGTCAGAGGTCTGTTGAAGAGATTCTTTCTTCTTCTCTTGGCCTTGGACAGAAGGCTGGCCTTGAGGATGCCAATGCAAAATCTCAAGGACTTTTGGGCTCGGTTCGAGACACTCTTCTTAAGTCTGTCTTGTCTACTATTGTCAATCCGACAAGCTTAATTGGATTACCGTAATGGCACGTTTCGCTGAGTATCTAGAGCAATACCCTGGGATTTTGCCTGGCGATGTCAAAGGTCCAACTTTGTTTGAGCCTCCTGTTGATGACGGTTCTTTTTTTCAAAAGTTCCTTGCTCTTCAGGCGAATCCCAGTGCAGCACTGATGCAGAAAATGAATTTGCCCGACAGACTGAAGCAATTCATGTCAATGGGTGGCATTCAATAAGGCTATAATTAACAAAAAGCTGGATAAGAAAATTGGCCTCTACATCCACAAATAAACAACCATTACTTGTCGACAGGCCACTGTTTGACTCGGTTCGCGTGACAACGCAGACGGTTGGCAGCGCTGCATCCAATACTTTATTTGTACAAGGGGGCCAGGCTCCTTCTATCCTGGTGGACATGGATGCCGCCTTAAGCGAAGATAACAATAATGGAGGCGTTGTTGATTCTATTACTATTGTTCGTAACGATTTTACTCGATCGGCGGATTACACCGTAAACGCCACAACTTCTGGCACCGTCATTTCTTTAATTAGCGGTCAGATTGTTAACGTCACTTCCACTGGCATTTTGACTGGTCTTGCCGCTGCAAGTGGCGTGGGATATTACACCTATACCGGTGCAACTACCCTGACCGGCATTAACACGGCACTTCAATATTCTGGCGGTACGGCAACAGGCTTTAGTTATAACGGTGTTGCTCTTGGCTACAAGCCTGCCGTTACTTTTGCCTTTTACCACACTCGCGGCACTACGACACCCATCCCGGCATCTGGTGACTATCGCCTCTTGTTTTCCAAGACGGTTCCAGCGGATAGCGGTGTTGTTGACTGCTCTGATGTCATGCCTCAGCTCGCCACTCCCGTTGCTCAGGCAGGTAACACAAACGGCCTTGGCGCTGGCGCCCCTCTTCGCAATCGTGGTGTCTATTTAGAGCGCGGCGATCGGATTTATGTTGGCGTTTTCCCGGATGGACCCAACCCTTCTGGTTATACACCTGGCGCCCACATCATTGCGCAAGGCGGCTTCTTCTAACCATGGCATCAAAAAGTGGAGGTTCTTTCGGGACTTTCGCTCGCTCTGAAGACTTTGGTCCCGCAAAAGTAAAACCAATTCGCACTGAATTCTCCAAGGGTTCAGTGCCTGACTCCATTTACGCAACAAACAGAGAAGCTGCCTGGTCTCGTTGGCGGCGTGGATTTGAGCTTTATTGCAATACCATCGGCATTGTTGAAACATATACGTACCCGTTTGATTACACAATTCCGCTTCCCCCTGGAACCGTAATTCCCCCAGGTTCTAATCCACCCAAAATTCCAGGTATCTTTCAAGGATTCCCAACGCCGAATAAAGAACTTGGCATGCACTGGGCTGGTGTTCGGGTAGCAGGAAGTTTGCGATTTGACAACGTTCGCGACAGCACAGGAAGCCCTTCTGCCATTGCTTCTGTAACAGAAGATCAAGACTATTGGTATGTGCAGCTAACAGGCAGCTGGAGCGCACTGACGCCCCTTCCCGCCCCGCTCTATATCAAACCCGTTGGTCCAATTCCAGCACAGTATCCAATTAACGGGGAAATTCTGGAAGATCGAATTGTTTCCGTTGGGGGTACGCCGATTAACTCTGAAACAATAAATCCTGCCACACAGACTCGCTACGGCTACGTGCAAGCGGTCTTGGTTTCCACGGATGAAGTTAACGGAATTTTAAAACTGCAAAAACAAGGTTCTGTCGAGTCGACCCCAGATGGTGTTCTTACGACACCTGCGACACGTCCTCCGAATGTCGGACGGTATTTAATGACAGGAACTCGATATTGCTGCTCTTGTCAAGATTTTACGCGACGAGATTACGCATACATGATGGGTCTTGGCAATGGAAATCAGAAAATTTTCCCTCGTACCAAGGTTTCAACCGTGAAACCCGGTAGATATGAAGTCATGACCCTCGATGGGCGCGTGGATAATAGTGCCATGACCAGCGCAAAGGTTAATCGCAATATGCAGGTTGTTTCTCCTGCAGCTCAATACAATGTTCCTCCGACTGTTACGCCAAACACTTCAACAGTCCCTGGAACCTTACGAGATAATCCTGGTGTATTTAGAGATTTTGGTAGAACTTATTTAAGAAACACCCCACTTCCTTCACTAGAAGGTGCACGAGCTGAAGGTCCTGTTCTGTTTGAAGATTACACCACTGTTCGAAATCCAGACGGGTCTTTTACCATTACGTCGCTTACTGACAACTGGAGTCCCCTGCTAGATGAGTTGCGTTATTGCAAGCATATTTACTGTTTAAAATTTAGCGAGAAGGTATTCCCTCCAGAGCCTTCAGACATTCCCGTAGAGATGGGAAGTATTGCCGCATGGGAAGAAAAGCTAGTTGCAGATTCGTCCCGTGAAACGCGGCGGGCCGTTTACGACGTGGCAATAAAAGGATTATCAATGATGGACGTACCTCCTTACAATTGCCAGGCTCCAATGATGATGCCCATGATGCAAAAATTATTTAACGTCCCATCTACCTTTGTTCGAATGAGTGGTTTTACAATGTACGATAAAAACGGAACTCCGTATGTTCCTTCTCAGGGTGGAGCCCCGGCAGTGTAATGGCAGGCTTTGGTGACATCGTTGATGGAACTTTTTTTCTGTCTAAAGAACAAGTCGACGTGCGTCAATACGGTTTTAGTCCTATTACAGCGAGTGGAATACCAACCGTTTATCACGTGGGAGATGTGGTGAATCTTCCTTATGCGTCTGGGGAAATCTCTCCGATGGATGCGATGGGTTTAGCTTGGGGCGCCTTTTCTAGCGGCATTGTTCCTGAATAGTATAAAAAATATTAATATTGTATACTTACATTAAGTCTCACGAGACTTATTAAGGTTTCCTTTAGCCCTTGCACCCTGGTATTCCGAGCAGTTATGGTCGGGTTAATCCAGTTCATCTCAGCCATGTCTTATCGACCGCCTGTAGATCAGCGGATAGTAGACGAATATTTCAAGCTGATCTCTAAACCGAAAACTAAAGAAGTTGCCTGGCTTTATGCCATGGTCGCAACCTATGGAGTAAAGCCGGAAGATCTTGTCGATTTTGAGTGGGAGTCACAAAATAATCTTCAACTCAAAAATAAAAAGAAGTCTGTTTCCCCACTGCATCCACAGTGGGTTTTGCTTTTTGAACTCAAAGAAAAACAGCCCCGCAATTTGCGGAGCTGTTGGTCAACTCTTCAGGCTTCCTTGTATCAAGCCATTGCGTATCAGAAAGTGTCGCTAAACATCACTGATTTGCTTTTGGCCCATCGCTTACGAAAGAACCATTACCAAAACTTCAAACGGAAGAAGGCATCAGCCCCTGTTTTTGCAGGTGTTTCCTAACCTTCTCAGTGTTCCAGCGATAGCTGTCACGAGAGCGGGTTTCTGGAAATGCTGCGTAATGTGGGCCAAGCTTCAGCGTGCCATTGTCGCGATACTTGAAGAGTGTTTTGCGGTCAATGCCGAGGAGTTCTTCGGCCCTTTGGACGGAGACCCATCCTCTGATTGTGGTCATGGCGCGGAAAAAACGCGTGCTCTCATACGGTATCGGGTGAGATTGCGCTGTCAAGATTCTTAATGCGAAGTTAAGCTTTTGGTTGTGTTTTGATACAAATGTGGGGAAATTAAAATAAGGTAACGACAACCTAAGAGTATGTTCAATTGTGAGCAGGATCCTCTCTCCCTTCTCATTGAATTAACTCCAAAGTTAGCTAAGAAACGTTATCGACAATCTATTTACGAAGCCTGGGACCACAAATGTGGTTATTGCGGAGATGAGGCAACAAGCCTTGATCACATTGTTCCCAGATTTAAATCCGGATCGAGCAATAGAAACAACTTAATGCCTGCTTGTCGCCGTTGCAACTCAAACAAGGCCAGCCTAAATATGGAAGATTGGTACTCTCAACAGCATTTCTATTGCCCCTCTCGGCATACGCGAATCAAGGCTTGGATGTCTCAGGAGCCCATTGAAATCTTTGCTTATAATGTTGATACGGTACTTGCCAAGTTTGCAGCTGGATAATGGCGCTTTATTACTTAAAAGGACAATGGGTTTATAAAGCTGAAAATGAAAATAATCCCACTTATGCAAACGGTGGGTTGCAAGATTTGCCGGAAACTTATACAGAATCTACTGGTGAAATAATTAGCTGGGCTCCTAATGAGTACGGTGATTATCAACCAGTTTACGGAACTCAAGAAGTTACCAATGAAGGCAACGTCACTCACAACCAATTAAATAAAAAAAAGAACGAAGACAATATTGCGGCCAATGAAGAGGCAAAGAAAAAAAACCAATACGAAGCAGAAGCATGGCAAATTATTAATTCAACTAAAGGAGCAGATTACCTTCCTCAGGTTGGAAAAATTACAAACTCCTCATGGGGTTCTACACAATTAGGCAAAGACATCAAGGATAGTTTCGATACCTGGTACAAAGAACAAAAAATTGGAGCAGGATGGAATATTGATTTAGGAGCCAAACCGCCAGCGGGCGATTTTGATCCAAATTATTACTTGTCCGAAAATCCAGATGTCAAGGCCCAGTGGGCTTATGCCGTTAAGATCGGTGACTTAGACATTACTGCACTATATAAAAGCGATAAAATTTTTGCGCTTCAAAACTACACGTATTCCGGGAAACCCGCAGGTAAGCGTGGGAATAAAGCGCAGGAATTAACAGAAGCAAAACAATATTTAGAAAAAAAGCCTACAGATTCTGATATTCAAGGCATCAAAGACAAACAACTTGGTATTAGTTACGAAGCCCTTAAAGACGTAAAACCCGGAACGGAACTAGAAGAAATTGCTTCCGAAGAAATTGGCGCAGATATTGTTAAAAAAACAAAACAATTTGGCGCTTTAACTCAAGACGTATTAAAAGACACAATCCAAGAAATGCAAAAAGCAAAAGCTCAAGAACAGCTTTTGTCAATGATGGGTGGCCTTCCCGGATTCCAGGAAATTTTAAATATTAATCAGACGTTAAGTGATTCAATTCTCGGTGATTCCGGCGTGGGTGGGATCCTTGCTTTTGGCAGCGGTGGCCCAAAGGCAGAAGAAAGTCTTGAGAAGTCGCTGCAAAATATGACGGGCGTAAATACCAGCACTGTTTATAACTGGCAGCAATGGTTTGATAGCAGCTTAAAAAAACAGTATGAGAATGACTTGGAGCTGGGATTAACCAAAAAAGAAGCAGAAGAAAAAATCAATATTGAATCAAATTTTGCTAAGCAGTTTATTGAGCAATATTTGGTGCCCCGCTTCAACCAATCTAAAACGGTTAGTGAATTCATGGAATACGTTAACGTTAAAGACGAAGAGCAAAACCCATTTCAAACGCAAGATATTCTTAACGCCGCCGCTGATGTTGGCAAATTAAAATCTCAAAGCTATTTAGATCAGATTAAGCAAATGCAAGACGCTTATTTTGATCCCAAGTTTTATTTTGATCCAAACAATAATTTAAAATCTGAACAAATTAAAAGCCTTGCAGGCGTCAAACAGCAGCAAGAAGCATATCAAAAGCAAGCTCAAACTGTTGCAGTAGATTGGGAAGAAGCAAAGAAACAATTTGCCGCACAAAATGGCTATTGGTATATTCAAGCCTATAAATATGGGATTGACCCAACCGACAAAGACGCGTTCGCCAAGCTTCACTTTCAAGTCAAAGGTCAAGCACAAGGCTTTGATGCAGCGGAAGATTTGTGGACGCCAACAAAAGTACAAGATTATATTTATACAACAATTCTTCCGGCAATTAAAAACCAAGTTGACAACATGTCAATCTTTGGTGAGTTTTTAAAACCGGATGAGTTCACCGAAAACCTACTTTCTAGCGCCAATGTAAATCCAGAAGACAAGTCTACGTGGGGTGAAGTATTAAAGACATTTGGTTTGGATACATTTCAGGGTTCATATGATGAATTAAAAAACTACATCTCGGATACATTTAAAACAGTTTCCGCCCTAGAGCTTAATGATCAATTAAAGGAACTACAGAAAAAAGGTATTAAACCAACTCAGAAAAATCTTGGCGTTTTTTATATTGAAAAACCGACCGATACGGCTACTGCGCCAGCAGGTGAAACAGCACTCTACAAAACATTTAAACAATATGGATATGCGGGAGACGAAAAAGAATTTTATGAACAATTCTTTCCTGACCTTGATATTGAAGAACAAAAACTTTTAACCCAAGCGGGAGGTGGCACAGGCGGATTAAAGTTTATTGACCTAGAGAAGCAAGACCCCCTTTCCGCCTTTGGGACGATTGAAAAACTCATGGGAGGCGAAGAGGATGGCTTCACCAATATTTTCTCTTTGGCGGACAAAGAGGATGATAAAGATAAAGAAGATTACTTTAAATTAGGATTGGATGATGAAGATGAAGATTACAAGTCCAAAACGGGCGCTTCAATTCTTGGTGAATTCACGTCTTTCTTCAAAGGTTTCTGATGGCCGATAAACGTAAAAAAGCTGCGGCGGCTGCCAAGCGCTATCAGAAAGACAAGATGGCTTGCAATAAGCCCCAGCGGGCTCCGAAGGGGGACAAGCATAAGTATGTGGTCAAAGCGTGTCAAGACGGAAAAGAAAAAATCGTCCGCTTTGGCGCTAGGGGTTACGAAGACTATCTACAGCACAAAGACGAGGGAAGGCGTGCTAACTTCAAAGCGCGTCACAACTGTTCCGAGAAGAAGGACAAACTGACTCCCGGCTGGTGGGCGTGCAACTACAACTGGTAATTCACCATGGCTAAACCCAAATCAACCACTGCTCTTAAAATTGAATCTCGTCCCAAAAAAACTAAACAAGGACAAGGGATGAATTCCAAACCTAATCACGGTCGCAAGAAATTGCGCGGTCAAGGGAAATAATTTGTGTATGATTGGGGGTAATAGAAAAGTGTTACCCCCATGTCTGACGTTACTCGTGCAATTACTTTAATTCGTAAGTACGAGGGTTTTAACGAAAAGGCTTACCCCGATCCTTATACCGGTGGTGAGCCTTATACACTTGGTTATGGCACTCAGTTCTATCCGGATGGATCTCCGGTTAGAAAGGGGCAACTTTGTTCAAAAGAAAAGGCATTGGAATATTTATTTCATGAAGTGCATTTAATTGAAGGGCAGCTGGAAAAACTAAACTTGGGTTTGGACAACTGCATGGCGCAAGCCTTGATTTCTTTTGTTCATTCCATTGGGTGGGAGCCTTTTTTGTACAGCGAAATCGTCGACTGCATTGATCGGGAAGATTTCTTTGATGCAACACAGTCAATGGGAAACTGGATCTTCGACGCGGATCACAAAGTTGTTGGTGGTTTGATCGATCGTCGCAGAGAAGAAATCAACCTATTCCTCGAAGAGATTAACGCCAACCCTTGGTCCTCGACGGAAATTCTTCTTCGAGCTTTCCGCAACTACAATGCTGCGCCGCACCAGGTTCGCGCAATCAGGACATTAGAAGAAAGCATCAGTCCGTACATTCTGTCTCGATTTGCCAACGATTTTGACATTGAAAGCTCTCCGTGGGCATCTTTCACAGACGAAGAGCTGGATTCGATATTTATCATGTAGTCTTAGAATAATTAAATCTAAGGCTGAGGATTACATGGAGCGTTCAGTCGAACCACGTGAGTTTCAACTCCCCTTGGAACTGCAATTCTCCATGCGTAAGGCTGAGCTTGCCGCCCAAGAAATGACTTGGGATCAGCTTTACTCTGCCCTTTTGAACTTATACCACCAACGCTTGATGGAATGGTATGCCATTAAGTCGTTGATGGCTGACGAAAATATTGAGCTGGACTGGGGCATTCCCACAGACATTGAACTGGTCGAACTCGCCGCCAGTTGCATTGGCGACGACGATGACGACGAGGACGACGAGCTTCAGCCGTTTTAAACTTCGTTTATCTCGATAAGACGGTCCAAGTACCAGCGGCATTTTTTTAAATCTTGAACGCCGCCTTTATTGCGCCAACGCCACAAATACTTCACGCAATTGGCCCGGAGATAACCTTCATATTCTTCTTGGGTCAGCTGTGCTTCAATGGCTTCAATGCACTCAATCCCGCCTGTCTCTGCGTAATGAGACGGATGATTGACTAGATCTTCTTGTACCACGGGACGACGCTGAGCCGTGTCCCAAGGAACTGGGCATACACCCCCTGGGCAGTCCATGATTTCCTCTTCGTCCTCTATCGGCGCAAACCACGGCGCTTGAGAGACTCCTCCATCATTTCCTCGGTTGGCTCCCCAAGCTCCAGCACCAAGGTCTTCGGCTTGGGCGACGCTCCCATCTTCATGCCGTCTTCCATCGACGGAATGTAGCCCGTTACGCCCGACCTTTCCATCCCCTCGATGTTGAGTGGATTCCGTTCCATTCCCTGTTCGCATGCCACCAAGCCCCTGTTGTACATGTCATACAAGGGTACATCATTTTCTTGGTTGGCGATAGGTTGACCAAAATCTTCTTCAAGATCTAAACACCGACACTTGACTTCGTCCTGTACAAAACTATCCAGGAACCCTGCCGCACTGTGGTACATGATATGTAAGGCTTGATTTATTCCTCTTACAATAATACTATGGCAAATTTCTTTGATCAGGTCTACGATCCTCGTCTTGACGCAGCTTCGTCGGGCGTAGAGGTAACTGATCTCAATCCTGAAAAAATTTACGACACAGATTTGCGTCGTGTCAAAGAAGAAGATAGACGATCAGTAGAAAGTATTAACAACCCACAAGAGCGGGCGGGTAAGTTTATGCGTGCCGCTAAAGTCGCGGGCGAATACAGAACTAGGGCTGGCATCGCGGAACCAACTATTCGTGGCCGCACTCCTCGGAATCCGGCGAATCTTGGCGGAACAGAATTACCAAGCCTGGGGGACACATATGGTCCCGCAGGCAGCACCAACTATGCAAACAAGCCCGGCAGAGCCTTTGGCAATATTTAATTAAACCTGAGATAAAACAACTTCCGGCGGCTGGTCCTGATATTTACCCTTGCGGTCCTGGTAACTCACCTCACAAGGTAATCCTTGATAAAAGAGAAGTTGAGTTATTCCTTCATTGGCGTAAATACGATTAAAAAGCCCAGTGCAATTACTGATCTCTAAAGTAAGGTAACCCTCCCAACCACTTTCTGCTGGGGTAATGTTGACCAGAATACCAGAGCGTGCGTACGTTGACTTGCCTACGGCAACCACAGTGACATCTCTGGGCAGCTTCAGCCGCTCTTTAGCGACGCCCAGGCAATATCCATAGGGCGGCAGTAAAAAATACTGACCACGCTCGTCTTCAAGCAGCTCAGCCTCCTTAAGAATTTCTGGATCAAAATTTTTAGGATCACAGTCGCCCGTTTGAATTCTGCCAAAAATCAAACACTGGCTCGGGGAAAGACGAATGTCATAACCATAAGAACTCAATCCATAACTAAGGAGACGCCTGCCGTTTTCCTCACTAACCACGCGATTGACAAACGGAACAATCATTTCTTTCTCTTCGGCCAACTCTTGGATTTGCCAATCTGCAAGCACTGTCATTGTCTTGGTTAATCGTTGTTCAGTATACAAAACTCAGTAAAGAAGGCGCCCCTTCTCCCTGTAAATGTCAATAAACTTTTCGGTGCATTCTGCCGATCGATCCATGGGGGGCAGATATACCAAAAAAGAAGTGCACGTTTTGTGTCTGCTAACACCTTCACTGGTATTTTTTAATAGTGTTGGCGCCGTCTTGAGAATGCACATGGGGAAATCAAAGATATTTTGCTCGTAACGAATCATGTCGGGACAGTTTGTAAAGTACAAACCCTGAGTAATCTGTCGGGTTGACCAGCTTTTATATAGCTTTCTGAACCAAATGGCATGAGAAGACACCAGGGTCGGGGACGTTGCCCTTGTCATCTTCCACCTCTGGTTCTTTTTATCCCAAAAATACGTACCACTTGGTGGAAACAAGTAGACGCTGCCGTGCCACTGCTGGCAATTCAACCCGTCTTCAACAGGGGTAAAATATTCCGTTGCTTCGACGTAGCGGTTTGCTACATGAGAACTGGCTACATCCAGATCAATGCCCTCTAAAAGAGCGTGCGCCGACGCGACAAGATCATAATTTGTAATTAACTCACGGTCCTCAACGTGAGAGCGAATATTTTGAATTGGCATTACGCATCCGCGACGACGTTATAGTCTATTTCCGAATAGCGAATGCCCTCTTTATCGTTAATGAGGTAGCCAGCCTTTTCTGCCGGGTCGATTTTCTGCGCAGCTTCCAAAATGCGACGGAAAGTCTCGGCCAGATCACCGTTGTTATCCTTTTCGCACTCTTCTTGTGCTGCGTGCAACTCCTTGAGCGTCAAGAAAAACATGGATTTTGACATGTTCTCAGGCTGAAAGACCATTACGCCAGGCCCTTCATGTTCCCAGAACTTGCAATAATGCTGGCCCATGTCGCCAAGAATTAACCGAATGGTGGCGTCGAGCATCCGGGCTTTTGTCTCATCAAAATCGTTGCCAAGCGCAGCAGTAATTAGTTTTTCGCGACGATTCATAATTCCAATAAACCCTGTCGTGTTAAAGATTCAATCAGTTTATCGGTCGGCTGGTACAAAACGACCATTTTTCCAAGAATACCTCGTTTTTTTACCAGTTTCCCGCTGTCATCTCGCAGTTTCTCCAGTTCGCCCGACCGTATTAAATATTCGGCAACGCATCGCAACCTCCTTTTGAGCGGCAATTCTGCTTGCGGAAACTTACCACAAATTGTGTCTGGTTTTAAATCTCGAAACGCAAGTCGCAAACGATTAGCAAGGGTCATTCCCGAGTTTACGTCTTCTTCTTCATATTTTTTTAAGTTTTCCAGATACCTTCCGATGCACCCGGTATCGAAAGATCCCTCGGGGGGTACAAACATACTAAGCTGCAGTGCCAGAGATTCCGGAAGTAGATCTTGGTAATTTTCCAGATCTATATCTTCTATGTTGAATCCCTTAAAGCGATGCGCCATGGTCATTCAGGCCGATATTCTTTCGACACATACATGTTTGACTTGGGTTTTCGGTAGTCTTCCGAAGTGAGTTCTGGGTTTTTTGCAAATGAACGCACCAGGTTGTTCCAGGGAATCCGAATGATTGCTTTTTTGTTCGGGTTGGGAGATGCGTTGACGTAATGCAAGCCCTCAACCCAGCCTTTATCGGGACTCTTCCTGCCAATGGCCATCCAGTTTCGCAGTGTTTGATCTGAAACCCCCAGGCGCCTGGCGCACTCCTCGGTGGAGATATATTCGTCGGCATAAGCCTCTGGATTCAGGCGATCCGTTTCACCCTCTGAGTAACGGCTATGCCACATGGAGGCCAAGATATTTCGAATTCCCTTGAGTTCTGCAGCAATATCTTCAAGTCCCTTGCGAATTCCGTAATTCATAGCGCCAAATGTTTTACTTAGATGCTAACGTGTGGGAAAACAGTTTGCTCAAATGGAAGATCAGATTCCAGCCAGCCAACCGCCTCTTCCGCCTCAGATCACCCCTGAACAGCTTGAAGCCTTAAAAGCAAGAGCACGAGAGCTGGCTATTCAACAAACCTTGGCGGAAGAAGGCAGAGTTCAACGCTCCCCCGGACCTCAGCCACAGATTGTTTATGTGCGACGCAACCTTACAGTCGCTGAATTGTTGTTGGTAATCCTTCTCTCTTGTGGGATTGTAACAGGAATTCAAGTAAGTTGGAACTTCGTTTCTAATTTATTGCCTAAGATTGAAATTAGAGTTCGCTAGAAAAAGAGATTTATAATTAAAGGTAAGAATATGGCGTAAAAGTAGGTGTCGAACAGACGTATTTCTGAATTCCCCGCAATTGATGGTCTTTCCATCAATGAGCAGGACCTGCTTACGCTCGTCCACGTTTTTGAGGTGGACCCGACGCTTCGTAATAAAAAAATTACTTTTACAGAATTCAGGAATTACCTGGATCAGTACTATGTAAATATCAGCGGTGAAACAATTCTTGGTGATTTAACAATCACCGGAAATCTTACGGTTAGTGGCGCCACCAGTCTTAATACTGTTACAAGTTCAGGACTTGCTACGTTCAGTGGCGTTGTTGTTCAAAACAACTTAACAACCACCGGCACCATTAGCGGCTCCACCATCACTGGCGATACGGCACGCTTTACCAATATCACAGGCATTAGTGGAACGTTCACCAGCCAGCTCTCTGGTGCAACAATCACGGGCGATACGGTAAAAGCATCGACAGTTACGGGCGTTTCTGGTGTTTTTACAACTCAGTTATCGGGCGCCACGATTACTGGTGATACGGTCAGATACACCAACGGCACTGGCGTTTCGGGTGTCTTCACCAGCCAGCTTTCCGGCGCGATCATTACCGGTGACACGGGTCGGTTCAGCACGATTACAGGTGTTAGTGGCGTTTTCACAACACAACTTTCGGGCGCAACCGTTACTGGAACAAATGCCAACTTCACGACCGGTACATTTCAAACACTGATTGCAGGCAGCCATACAACCACAGGCAATCACACTGTTTCAGGCAATCTATTTGTTAGTGGCTCCGGCTTCTTTGCTTCTGGCATCAGTGTTACCGGTACGATCAGCGGACAAACGGTCACGGGAACAACCGCAAACTTTACTTCCGGTGTTTATCAAAACTTAAGTGGTCTTGTCATCACGGGTGATACGGCACGCTTTACTACAGCAACTGGAGTTTCCGGCGTTTTTACCAGCCAGCTTTCTGGTGCAATTATTACTGGTGATACGGGTCGGTTTAGTAACATCACCGGTGTTAGTGGTGTATTCACAACTCAATTAAGTGGTACAACAATTACCGGCAACACGATCCTTGCTTCTACTGTTACCGGTGTTAGCGGCGTCTTTACTACACAATTAAGCGGCGCAACAATTACAGGAAACATTGGCAATTTCACAACATTAACCGCCGAGACGGCAACCATCACCACTGGAATTGTCAAACAAAACATCACTGTTACTGGCAATATTTCTACAAGTGGAACACTAACGGTTGGCTCTTCTGGAACAATAGCGTCTGGGCTCACGGTTACCAACGGAACAGTTTCAGGTGTTACTTTTACTGGCACCACGGCTCAGTTCACACAAATTACCGGTGTAAGCGGTGTCTTCACGTCACAGCTTTCGGGAGCGGTTATTACCGGCAACACGGTACGGGCTACTGCGGTTACTGGAATTTCAGGTGTTTTTACCACTGAAGTATCTGGCGCCACAGTTACAGGAAATATTGGTAAATTCTCAACACTGACTGGTGTTTCTGGAGTATTTACAACACAGCTTTCAGGGCAAACCCTGACGGGAAACACAGTTCAAGCAGCGGTAATCACTGGTGTTAGCGGTACGTTTACCGATCGAGTTTCCGGCCAAACAGTAACGGGTGGGAACGCAAGCTTTACCAGCGGTGTCTTCCAGTTCTTAACCGCCATCAACCAAACCTTCGCTGGAGACCAGACGATTAGCGGCAACTTTACCGTGTTGTCCGGCGTTTTTGTTTCTGGTTCTGGTTTGTTTGTTTCCGGCACCATTACAGGTGCAACATACACTGGCATTAGCGGCACATTCACCAGTCAACTTTCAGGCGCTTCTATTACGGGTACGTCGGTAAATGCAACAAACATCACAGGCGTTACTGTTGTTGGAACCACCAGTGTTTCTGGGGCAACTGTTACAGGAAATACAGCTCAATTCACAACACTAACAGGCGGTACTGCAGGTTTTACTACAGTCACCGGAGCAACGGTCACTGGCACCACCGCTAATTTTGTAACTGTTTCGGGAACCACAGTCACCGGATCAATAGCACGATTTACCAATATCACTGGAGCAACACTTGCAATTACTACACCCTCTGGGGCAACTGCTGCGATTGTATGTTCGGGTGTTGTTTCTGGTGGTACAGCAGGTTTTATTATCCAGGGCCCCTTAGTTATCTTGCCTTAATTTTTCCAGTTAAAATAAGAAAAAAGCAGAAAGACCAATGCCTTACGGTACTAT